ATAAACAATCCAGAACCAGTGGCTAACTCCTAATTTTTGCCAAAAGGTATAAATAAAAGTAGGCCCACAGTGGCCATATACTAAGGAGATTTAAAAATGGCTTATATTACTATTGTTTCGGGCGATGCCCAACCAGTATTTGCAACAGACGTATTGAATGGCCCAGTTAGCCCATCAGCATCTACAGCAGGACAACCTGTTAACTTTGCTGGTCCAAAATTGGACTTTTTCCGTGTAGTTGCTAACACCACAGTTGTAGGACAACAAGGTGTAAACGAATACGTGTCTAACGTTATTCAAGCAGTTCAGCAAACAAGCACAGTTGCTATGTATCAAGTTGATGGCACAGTATTGAGTTTTGGTGTTTTTCCAACAGGTGCCTATGATGCCACAACATTCTTGGCTGCTGCAAACATCGTAGCTACAGGCTTCCAGTTGAATTCATGCACAAACGCTGGTTTCAAATTGTCAACCTAATCAACTCAGTTGATTGAATAAAAACCCGCTTCGGCGGGTTTTTTATTGACCGGATTTTATAGATATAAGTAAACATGCTCGTGTAGCAATCTTGTCCTGCATAGGGCGGGACCAGAACGACACACACATACACAGGAGAAAAACATGAGCAAAACACCTTACGAGATCCGTCTCGAACTTTTACACTTGGCTAGAGAGATACTTCAAACGCCAATTCACGAAAAACGTGGAGAACTCAAGGATGAGTATCACTCTAAACTAACTGATGCCAATCGTGGCACGCTACCTTTCCCAACCATGCCCGATTTTCCGTCCAGTACGGATATTGTGGTCAAGGCTGAAGAACTTAAAAAGTTTGTAGACCAAGCGTAATTAAAAAGCACCTTCGGGTGCTTTTTGTTGACTTTAATACAGGTCTTGCAATAATAACTTAAATACTCTATCATGATGGTCAGCAAAATTACAGAGCTTACGGTATTTGAAAGCCCAGACGGTGGTCGCACAGTCTATGCTCGTAGTCCTGGTACTACCAAGCGAGAACTGCATTGGCAAGATCCTAAATTACAACAAGAGCTCAAAGACTTAGAAAGTTCAAAACGTTGGGTGGAAATTTTTCAAGCTCGCAGAGACAATAGCGAGCTTAATCATTTGTGCGAACAAGTAGAAATACTCTATGAATTGAGCAGGAAGCCTGAATGAAATTTGCTTGTCAAACCCTGTTTGATATCACAGCCACCGGAGTAACTGGGCATTGCAAACAAAGCAGAATGCCATTTCGTGACGGTGCTGGGCAATTAATAAACGACACAGATTCGTGGAATCGCAGTCGCAATCAACAGCGCAATTGGGAAACAATTACACAAATTTTAAGTCTCCGCACTCAGTTATTTGACCTAACTGATCCTATATCAGACCAAACAGGCACACGTTGGATGTTTGAATTTGAGACCGAAACAGACGGCATTTACGGTCCTGAATCTGATCCAGTATCAGTGCTACGTGCCGATGCCGAAGGTGTACCTATGTTGCGTGAACTTGACAACAACCCGGATATCGACACAGTGTTGATTACCAACGGCCCTAGACAGAATATTTGGTTTGTGCCTATTTCCATAAATACATAATGGAGATTACAAATGGTTGAGCCAACTGACATTGAAAAGAAAAGTCTAGAAGCACATGTGGAATTGTGTGCTGAACGCTATAATGCGTTAGAAGATAAAATGACTGTGATGAATGCGAACATTGCACATCTCTGCGAAATGGTTGCAGATGTTAAAGCCAGTGTCAACAAAATGAGTGAGAAAAACACTGATCGACTAATTGGCTGGGGAGTTGGCATTATTGGATTTTTATTTGCCTCGACCATTTATCTTATATCACACTACGTTTTAAAATGAAATCCGACCAAGAATTTGAACGCATGTTCCGCCAGGAATTTAAAAGTATTGCACCCAATTTAATCTGGCAAAGTGAAGATGGTTACGAAGTATTTGAGCACTATAAAATACAGCCCAAATCACGTGGTTATCAAGTGTTTTGTGGTATTACAGAAGTAGGAGTTTTTAGCAGCACACGCACAGCACTCAGTTGGTGCATTGCCGACAAAAACCGTGGGTATAATACAGCCCGTGATATACTAAGAACTGACAATAAATTAACAGCACTTAAAAACGACATTCACACTAGAGCTGCCATTGGTGACCGTAGCCGAGACCCTGATTTACGAGAGATTATTTTAACCAAGCTAGAAAGCAAGATTATACAGAAAAAAGTGCTGGAAAATCAGTTAAACAAATACGTAAACTGGGCTAAATATATTCAACAACGAGGATTCAATAATGAAACTGCAAGAACTGGCCGTAGCCAACCCAATACAACAAGCCGCTAAGGTTTTTGAAAGCTATTTTGGCAACCGTGTTAATTTTAACACAGTATCACAAGGCCAAGCACGTAACATGCTCAAACGTGTTCGCGGTTTAATTTCAGAACATCGTAGAACCACTGCTTTTCACAGCAGCGAGCGCAATCCTACATATTTAAAATTAGTCATGATGGAACAGGCCTTGGCCGCAGCCGCGACTACCCCAGACGCCGCAAATCCAGCTAATATAGCAATGACTATGCAAAATAACAAAAAGCAAGCCATGGATCAATCTAAACAAATTGATGCACAGATCATAGCTTTGCAAAAACAAAAAGCAGATCTTATCAAGCAGGCAAACAACCCAATGGCAGAAGGTCGTCGTGCTCGCCGTTTGCGCGAAGCCAGTGAGATTCAACAAGCTCAAGTTGTGTTGGCTGCACAAGACATGGTTGATCAAGTTCAAAAGATGAGTGAACAAGTCAGTGCCATGCAGTTTAAAGATTTGCCAGCATTGATTGATCAAATCAAGAACGAAGTTGGCGTTGATCAAGCAACTCAGTTCAACGGTGATGCCAGTGCTGCGTTAAGCGGATTATTACAAAACTTAGGCGGCGCCAAGCAACAATTAGAAGCCGCACTTGGCGTGGTTACAGGACAAGCACCGCAAGTGCCAGGCGAAGAACTTGCACCACCAATGCCAGGCGAAGAAGAAATTGATATTGATGCTGAACTTCCGACTCCGGATGGCGAAGAAGATATCGATGCAGAGATGGATGCCAACATTGAACCGGCTGGTCTAGGTCGTGAACGTAGATAATGTTAATTCGAGAAGTTGCAGATCCCAACACACAACGACTGGCTGCATTAAGCCAGTTTTTGCTTGGACGGAGTCAAGACGAAGCCGCTGCAAAACAAATCAGTCAACAGGCCTTTATTGATGCGGCCAAAAGTTTAGGAGTTAACGTTACTCCGGACAATCTAGGTGATTTGATCAGTCAAGAACCTCTAAGTAATATATTAGAACCACTGGAACCCAACACTGGTGTAGTTCGATTCAAAGGCAATACTGAAGCCGAAACTGGCATGAGTGTAGACCAAGCCAGAGCAGTAGTAGACAGTAATGCCAAAGCGGCATTAAAACGTCGCCAGTAAACACATTAGTCTTAAATATCTAACACTGTCTGATCTTTAGGTGGTGAATCTACACTATGAAAAAACACCTATTCTCAAAACTTGAGTTCTACATAACTAACGTTTGCAATTTGACCTGTGAAGGTTGTAATCGCTTCAACAATTATTCATTTGCTGGCTGGCAACGCTGGAGTGACTACGAAGCTGATTACGAAAAATGGGCTGAATACGTAGATGTTGATCGAATAGTAATACTGGGCGGAGAACCCTTACTTAATCCAGACATACTTGATTGGGTATATGGAATTAATCGTATCTTTAAAAGAAATGTGCAAATACTATCAAACGGCACACGCTTAAACAACGTAAAGGGACTGTATGAAGCCCTACAGGTCAACGGTAACTGGATGGGCATCAGTTGGCACAACCCAAACACTATCGATGAGTTTGAAACCGAAGTTCACAAGTTTCTTCAAGGCGAGATTACAAAGTTAGAAAAAGACGATCCACGCAACGAATTTGGATCTGATATTACATGGATAGACGAAAACAAGGTTGCTATTCCACTGTGGATACAATATGATTTTTACGACAGTGCTATTCAACGAGATGCCGCAGGCAAGTTTACACTGCACAACAGCAGACCTGAAGTGGCACACAATAGTTGCGGATTCCGCAGACATAAAAACTATCATATGATCAAGGGCCGGCTGTATAAATGCGGTCCGGCTGCACTATTTCCAGAGTTTGACCAACAACACGGATTTGATATTTCAGATGAAGATCGATCTATTTTAAATTCCTACCGACCGTTATCGCCGTATGAGTACCCAGAACGTGGTGCGGAATTTTTGGCTACTATCGACGAGCAGTTGACCATGTGTAAATTTTGCCCAGAAAGTTTAGAATATAAAAATAGGTTATTTGCAGTGAGTAAAAAAGAAGCTCGAAAACAATACACTCTAGAACCAGTCGTATAATCTATTCAAAAAGGTTGTAAATACATGTTCAATATGCTACAATACAAAAATGACAAAAGAATATTTAATAATTTTAATTACTAGTCCTATCTTAATTTATTTTTTATATAAATTAAGTTTAGAACTATGGTGCATAACCTATGGAGTGTTTAATTAAATGGCTTACAGCGAAAAAGTAATAGATCACTACGAAAACCCCCGCAATGTGGGTAGCTTTGACAAGGGTGATGACTCAGTGGGAACCGGTATGGTCGGCGCACCTGCCTGTGGTGACGTTATGAAACTTCAAATCAAAGTAAATACTGAAGGAGTAATAACTGATGCCAAATTTAAAACATACGGATGTGGATCAGCAATCGCCAGTTCAAGTCTTGTCACCGAGTGGGTCAAAGGAAAAACGCTTGACGAAGCAGGAACGATTAAGAATTCGGACATTGCTGGAGAACTTGCCTTACCACCGGTTAAAATACATTGTAGCATACTTGCAGAAGATGCTATAAAAGCCGCAATCGAAGACTATCGTAAGAAACACTGATGATATCTGTTACTGAGATTGCTTCTAAAAAAATTAAATCTAATTTGACTCGCCGCGGTCAAGGCGTAGGCATTCGTCTTGGCGTAAGAACCACAGGTTGCAGTGGACTGGCGTATGTGTTAGAATATGTTGACAACATTAATTCTGAAGATATCACAGTTGAACAAGATGGCTTTGTTGTTGTAGTAGATCCCAAAAGTTCAGCATACTTAAATGGTGTTGAAGTTGACTATGTGCGTCAAGGACTTAACGAAGGCTTTGAATTTAATAACCCCCTTGAACGAGACCGTTGTGGATGCGGAGAAAGTTTTAGAATTTGAAAGACAAACTTAAACAAGCATACATAAAAACCGCAGAAACATTTGCGGAACTTAGCCATGCTCGTAGACTACACGTTGGTGCTATTGTGGTCAAGGATGATAGGATCATCAGTATCGGCTACAATGGTATGCCAGCAGGTTGGGATAATAACTGTGAAAATGTAGAATGGTGTAGTGCCGGTGGTTGGCTAAGTGCAGAAGAGATTGAAGAAGGTTGGCCCTATGAAGGCACTTACTTAGATGCCGATGGCAACACAATGCAAGGGCGGTATCGATTAAAAACTAAGCCCGAGGTGTTACATGCCGAAACAAACGCAATTGCCAAGTTGGCTAAATCTAACGAATCTGGTATGGGTGCTACTATGTTTATTACCCATGCTCCATGTTTGGACTGTGCCAAACTTATCTACCAAAGTGGTATTAGCAGTGTTCTATATAGGAACGCTTATCGGGATACCAGCGGTATTACGTTTCTGGAACGATCAGGAATCCAGGTAGAACAAATCAATGTATAATCCAAAATTCAATTATCACGAACTATCTCGAACCACAGAAGAAGGCAAACGCCTGTATTCTACCCCAGATGGCGGCCGAGTTCCTAGTGTAACAACTATCCTAGACAAAACAAAACCAGCAGAATCACGAGCCGCATTAGAGCAATGGCGCAAGAATGTAGGACATGCCAAAGCACAACAAATTACCACTGAAGCCGCCAATCGCGGAACACGTATGCACACCTACCTAGAACATTATGTAAAAAATAATGAACTAAAAGAGCGTGGAACAAATCCATTTGGTTGGGCAAGCCACGCTATGGCACAAACTGTAATCGAAGACGGACTTAAAAACGTTGATGAGTTTTGGGGTGTAGAGATTCCTTTGTATTTCCCTAAGCTGTATGCTGGAACCACCGACTGCGTAGGCATACATCAAAAAGATGAAAGCATTCTGGACTTTAAACAAACTAATAAGCCCAAGCAAGAATCTTGGATTACTGACTATAAATTACAACTGGTAGCCTATGCTCTAGCGCACAATGAAGTCTACGGAACCAACATACGCAAAGGTGTTGTGTTAATGTGTGTTAAACCTCCTGTAGACGATATGGGTAACCCACTTGCCCGCCCTGTTTACCAGGAATTTATACTGAAACCCGAGGATTTTGACTACTGGTCAGATCAATGGTGGCGCCGTTTAGAGCAGTATTACCTACTAGCCTAAACAGCTAAATACTGAATAGAATTCAAGGAAGACTAAATTGGCCATTGTTCAAATATCCCAAATTACAAACCGTAAAGGTTTAGCAGAAAATCTACCACAACTGGCAGGCGCAGAGTTTGGTTGGAGCACAGACACACGTCAACTTTACATTGGCAATGGCACCTTAGAAGACGGCGCCCCAATTATTGGCAACACTGAAATTTTAACAGAATTCAGTGATATTTTAAATTTTTCCACAACCTATACTTACAAAGGTCTGGCCGCTGGTTACACAGTGCAAACTGGGCCCACATCAGGCACACCAATTGATTTAAGTTTACAAAGTTGGTTTGATCAGTTTGCATCGGTATTAGATTTTGGTGCAGTAGGTGACGGTTCAACCGATTGCACAGCCGCAATTAATCGTGCGCTATACCAACTGTATTGTAGAGAAGTTAATCCGCAGATACGCCGTAGTTTATTTTTCCCAGCTGGTGTATACAAAGTAACTGGCACTATTAATATTCCTCCATTTGCCACCTTGTATGGCGAAGGCTTAGATAATTCTGTAATTTCATTGACCTCCGGTGCCTCGTATGTGGCACAGACAGCTGATAGTCTGCAACAGACTGGAGTCAACATTGGGTCTGGTGGTGCTACGCCACCACAAAATATCACCATTACTAATCTTGGATTCCGAGCACTTGATACCGAAGACAATGTATTTTTAGTTGCCCAGGCCACCAATTGTCGTTTTAACAATGTGGGATTTTATGGCCCAAATGAATCTGCACCAACTACAAATACTGCTGGTACCATTGCAGTAGATTTTAATACTACTGCCGCTTACTCATGCGAACAACTGGTGTTTGATGGCTGCGTGTTCAGTGGCACAGTTTACGCAATCAACACTGATGAAGAAGTTAGTGGTGTTACTGTTTCAAATTCTCAATTTAATACTTTGTATCAAGGTGTGTTGTTAGGAACCGCGGCACCGACACTGGTTTCTCCAACTGGTATTCGTATTACTGGTAATTTGTTTGATAACATTTATGCCGAAGGCATCATTTTTGGTGAATACTCTAATTTAAACGCATCTGGGCATAATATTTTTTATAATGTAGGGAATCATGCCCCTGCTACCAGCCCAGCTACTTCTATCATTGTTCTTAACAACAGCAACAACGTCAGTATCAGCGATTTATTTTCTCGCAGTGACGCAGATGCTGTAACTTATCCTAGAGTATATGCTGACCTAGCTATTAATTTTGTTGCTACTACAAACGGTTCACAAATTGTATTGGCAACCGGAACTTATATAAGACAAAGTGGATCTCAAACCGAAATAGCAAATAATGATACCAACACAGTTACTACTGTATCTACGGATCAAGTTGATGTGTTTACAGTTAACTACACTATTGTAAGGAATACTGCATACCGCACAGGGACCATGATGATATCGTCGGTCAATGGAACTGGTGATCCCGTTTGGTCCGATGATTTTGTGCAAAATACAGATCCTGGGGTAACATTGTCAGTCACTCAAGTCGACAACATAATAACAATCGCTTACACTTCAAGCAATACTGGTGTAGCCGGAACAATCAACTATTCTATCAACTACCTAGCTTGATCGAATGTGGCCTGTAACTTTTGATAATAGACTGCAAGCCTGGGTCGAACTCCGCAGTCGTTGCCAATCTCTTGATTTAGAAACTTCTTTAACTGCCATTAATCAATGGTGGTTCAATACCCCTTGGCAACCATATTATCTACACTGGGATGACCAAACAGATTGGCCAGATCCCTGGCAACTTCTGAACGATAATGTCTATTGTGATCTTGCAAGATCTCTTGGAATAGTGTATACTATAAGTCTACTGGAACGTGTGGATATGGCAGATGCAGAGCTGGTTTTGACCGAAGATGGCAGTAATTTAGTCCTAGTAGCAAAAGAAAAATATATACTTAATTGGAACCGAGATTCAATCGTAAATAACAAACCCAAAGTTAAAACCACTCGCAGGTTTAAAAAAACCCAAGTTACGTAGTAAAATTAGATCACGAAAGTTAAAAGATGCAGATAAGCGTAGTTAAAAGAAGCGGACTAAAAGAACCACTGCAAATTGATAAATGGCAGGCGCAGGTTGCCAAAGTTTGCCAAGGAATCGCTGACGTAAGTCAGAGCATGATAGAAATCAAAGCACAATTGCATTTTTATGATGGAATTACCACACAAGAAATTGATGGCATTACTCTAAGAGCCATTGTAGATCTAATTGATGTAGAATCAAATCCTGACATTGGTCACACCAACTATCAGTATGTGGCCGGCAAGCAACG